GTGGGGGAACATCCCTTGAAGGAGTTCACGCTGAAAGGAACGGCCACGTGCCCGGAGGGGCCCGCGACCAGGGAGGTCGCCGCAACATTGCCACGCGGGGCGTAAGAACACTCCAAGGTTAATGACCGAGCGAAGGACACCACGTGTGCAGTAAGCGGGGCTGTGCTTGAGGAATTGGATCTGTGCATAGTCTTGACAAATCTCAACGGTCACTCGGTAGCCAGCTCTCTCTGCTGCAGAGGTGATAAGCTCGGTAGGGGGTAAACCTGAGTCGATGGACTCGGCGATGGATGCTGCTATCGCGCACACTGCTAAAGTGTTGATCCCCGTGGTGATGGTTGAGCCGGAGAACAGCAGTGGCACGTTGCTGCGAAACGTAACACGACGCTTGTAGTCGTTGACGTCGGTGACCACAAAAGGTTGGCGGCATTGGCCGACGAGCTGAAGAGCATCGTCACGAATGCGGGCGGGGAACACGTCAACGAAGGCGTCAAAGACAGAAGGGCCATGCGAGGCGTCGCATGACGAAATGTCCAAGTTCGCCGTGATAATATTCCCATGCACGTCGCGATACGCAAGGACGCTATCGTCTGAGAAGATTGCGATGAAATACCTGTATCGAAGATTGATTAGGTTGTCAAACACATGTGTCATCAGAGCGGGCGTTGGCGCTTTCACGAATTGCATAATACCGCCGAGGTATTCGATTTCATCCGAGAGGGCTGTCTTGAAAAAGCCCATCAGTCGGAAGCCTTGGAGCGAGGCAGGGATCTGCATGTCGCCGATGCCCCTTGGCTTCTTCCCGGGTTTGGCTTGCTCCTCCCCTTTCTGTTTGTATTTGACGGCCCGAAGTCCGTAGTAGGGGGAGTAGCGTTCGCCAGTGGCATTGAGTTGGTGGTAGGCGTGGATGCGGCCCTTCACCTTCGGGTGCGGATCAGCGTGGTGCTGACGCAACTCAGTGTCCATGTCTGTGTAACCCTCAAAGTGAGGCTCCATCTGCTTCCGCAACTTTAGAAAAAATCCAGCGTGGTTCACGAAGAACGTGCGCTGTTCCATGAACATTCTCTTATGTGTAACGGAGCGAACGGAGTAAGGGTCTCCTGGCCGACCATCCAGGAATCGTACCGCCGTGAGGCGGCGAAGTGCCAGATTCATGCCCTGGTTAGAACGGGCATAAACGATTGAGCTCAACGAGAACCCGCCAAAGACGGTGCGGTAGAAACCGTCGCCCTTGGCATTGGGAGTCGGCGGGAACGCCAACTCATTGTTGATGAAGTACTGGCGTCCGGACAAGATCTTGAAACGATCTTCGTCGAACGCGTAGTCTTCTTTCAAACAACACTCGCCTACTGCCCATTTAAAAGGGGGGCGTTGCGTAAGGCTTCCTGCAACGCTCCCGCGGACCGAAAATCCGGGACGCCCGCCCGGGTGTGAGCACGGCGGATGCCATGCACTACTACGTATCGGTTGACGCAGTAGTTGAGAGTGCATGTAAAAATGCGCTCGTTCTTCCTCCACTTGGCGAGCTTGTCGGGAGCCTCGTGGGCGAGGATGTTGACGAAGAACGAATGGATCGTCTCCAGAGGACCATGTTCTCCAAGTTGCATGCTCGTGTCCCACTGATTGGACTGACGTAGGGTTGTGTACATCTCGTTGTAGATGAAACCCCAGTAGACCTGGTCGTAGTACATGAGTAGCCAATGGAGCCCAGTGGTCTTGCTGAACGGGTTATATCTACGCGAGACCCAAGTGCCGTTGAAGAAGGACCATGAGAAACTGGTCTCGTAAATCTCGGTAACGGTGGCGATCTCGGTGGACATATCGTCAAGGACGCGTTGGTACACTGCATCTCGTCGCTCTTTCATGAAAAGCAGATTACGGTAAATCCACTTGGTGAAATCGCTCCCCGGCTGCTGAGGGTCAGTCCCGCACTTGAGGTACATAAGGACTTGAGTTTGAACGAGGTCCACATCCTCGGGAGCAGCTTGGGGGGGAGCCGCGACAACCGGTGGTGGTTGTGGTTGCACGGCGGGTGGTGGGGCCGCGACG